TCTGAGCAACCGTATGAACCTTTAGCACCTACACGATATGGCATGAGTTTATTATACCACCTTTAAGATGTTCATAATTTCTTTTAAAGACCTTTGCTTTTCTTTAGAAAGTTTTGCAATTTCAGCGTCATTAAATGCTTTTTGAGCAACGCCTACTACAGGGCTTTCATTTTTGTCATAATTTAATGTTAGATAGCCCTTTTCCCATAAATACATTATCTCAGAATTGACAAAATTTAAATGCTCCTTATATAAATCTGGCATTACTTGTTTTAATTTATCAGTAAAATTATATAGCACTTCTCCAGTTTCAACGTCTATACCACCAAACTCAAGAGCACCATCAAGTATTAATTGTTCAATAGTTAAATCTTCTGGATTCATTTTCCTGATTTCATTCTTTGAATCTTAAGCGCATCAAAATCTTTTACCTTAGTCTCTCCAAGATATCCCCATGCGTACCCATCTTCAATCATTTGATTGTTAATAGATTCTCCACTACCATCAACATATAGCCAGCCAAGGATACGGCCATACTTTTCAGAACTGTCTAACTTTTCTGTTCTAATTACAACAGTCTTTGCTCCAGCAAGTTTTTTCTTAAGATAGTCTTTAGCCTCTAGACCAAGAGCCTTTTCAGCCTTATCTGTAGTTCTTGATTCTGGAGTATCTATACCAGCCAAACGAACTCGTTGTGCATAAAGAATATTAAATCCTAAGTCTAATACAACGTCAATGGTATCTCCATCAACAACAGACTTTACCTCTTTTACAAAATATTCATACATTAGTAACTATCTCCTTTTGCTCTATTTTCATTTAATCTTTCACGCTCATCAAGTACTTCTAGCATAAATGCCATCATCTTTGTATAAGCATTTGGATCATTCATAATTTTATCATAGTGGTGACCACAGAACATAAGATCTCCAGTACCGCCCTTAATTCTAACATAGGCTTGAGCAGAACATCTATCGCATCTATCTTGTGCGGTTAGTATCCATTCTGGTTTTTCTTTTACAGCGCTTGGGTGTACATCACTTGTTTGCATAATCTGTTTTGTAAAAGCCCTTTCCGTTAAATTGTATTCCTACACTAGAGTATACACGAACTAAAGGCTGATTGCAAATTTCGCACTTATATCCTGGATCATCTTCTGACATAGATCTAACTTTTGTATATCTGGTAGCACACGGCATACAGTCATATTCATACGCTGGCATTACCATTTTCCCTTCCATACTCACCATATTTACCAAGTACTGCTTTAACTGTTCCATCTTTACGAAGACGAACAATCATTCCATTTTTAATCTGCATTGGATTAAAAGGGTGTTTAGATCTATATTTTCCAGATGATTTTCTTTTTGACATTACTTAATCTTCTTTCCAAATCTTGCCCAGACTCTTTCATGAAGATAATAGCCAAGTGCTTCCCATGCGATATACATTAAAGCACCAAGACTTGCATATTCCCATTCACCAGTAAATAAATAAATTACTCCTGCAACACCTACTAGGTGAAAGGTTTCCCAACTTGCTGTTTTTAAAAGTGTTCTTTTGTTTGATTCCATATTAATATTATACCATCAAACTGCTTTTTCAGTCAATCTACTATGAGTTCTAATTCTATGACAATTAGCACAAACAACTTCGCATTTTGCTATTTCCTTTTTTATGGCTGCCCAAGAAAATCCATCATGAATCATTCTTGATACATTATATTTTTTATCTTTTATATGATCAAAATCAAGAACTATTGGATTCTTTTCTCCGCAGTCAACACATCCACTTGACTGCTTAATCTCAGTCAATCTTTTTTTATATTGCTGCTTATTATATGTTGCTAATTCTTTTTCAGTCATAGCAAGATAATTATATCAGTAATTAAAAGCCCCACACAGGTAATTCAGGCACGATGGCCAGGTTATATAAATGGGTAACTAATCCATCTCTAAGGTCCTGTGTGGGGACTTATTATATTATACTACTTGATTTTAATTACTTTTGGCTTTTTCTCTTCAGGAATAATACGCTCAATATCAATATTAAGCAAACCATCCTTAACGGTAGCACCAGTAACTTCCATATATTCACCAAGGGCAAAGGTACGTGTAAACTTACGACCAGCAATTCCTTTGTGAACTACTTCAACATCTTCAGTATCTGTGCCTTCACCCTGTACAATCAGAGTTCCATTGTCAACAGATACCTCAATATCATCCTTAGCAAATCCAGCAACCGCTAATGACAATTTATAAGTATCATCATCAACCTTTACTAGATCGTATGGTGGGTATGAAGTTTGGCGAGATGCCAACTGTACATTACTTAGACGCTCCATCTCACGATTGAAGCCAATAAAAAAGGGATCCTTGAAAAGGTCCCATGCATATGTTGTAACCATTTTTTCTCCTTTTCAGCGAGTTATTTTGTATACCCCCACTAGGGCAGGTATACATATATTATAACATATTACCTACATATTGTAAAGTTGTAAGATTTTTCCCAATTTATAATATCATTTTCATCATTGATTAATGGCTGACTTTTAATATTTAGGCTAGTATTTAATAAAACTGGAACACCTGTCATTACATACCAATTTGAAAGAACTTCGTATAGTCCTGGATGTTGCTCTCTTGTGACTGTTTGTACTCTTGAAGTGCCATCTTGATGCACTACTGCAGGTATCTTATTTGGCTGTAAACATTTTACAGTGTATTGCATATATGGACTTTCGTAATCCATGTCAAACCATTTATTAGCATATTCTGCCATAACTACTGGAGCAAATGGTCTAAATAATTCCCTTTGTTTAATTAAATTAACTTTATCCTTTATGTTAGGATCTCTTGGGTCTGCAAGAATACTTCTATTACCCAATGCTCTTGGGCCATATTCTGCTCTACCTGTCGCAACTGCAGCGACTTTATCCTTTATCAAACTGGTAATAATTTTAGTAACTGGATATTTTCCACCTAAATCATAACCTAAATATGGTGTTTTCCAATTTACATGCTTGCCGTACAATGCTGTTGCTGCTCCAAGAGAACTGCCAGCATCTCCAGGATTTGGCATTATCCAAACGTCATCAAAAATATTCCAAAGTAGTGTGTTAGCAGATGAATTAAGAGCACATCCTCCCATAAAAACTAAATTATTTTTATTAGTTATGCTCTTTGCCATATGCATAAATTCGTTTAATCTTTGCTCGTATACAACTTGAACTGCAGCAGCAATATCAAATCTATCTTGTTCTGTAATCTGCATTCCCCAATCAGATATTCCTGTATGTAGGTTGTATTTTTGTTTATCATATCTTGGGAAGTATTCATCAACTTCTTTATAATATCTGCGCCAGTCCCCATATGCAGCCATACCCATCATAATATACTCTTCCTGGTTTGGCATAAGGCCAATAAGTTGGGTAAATGCTGAATAAAACAAACCAAAACTAACTGGATAATTTTGTTTGTATTTTAACTTTATATTGCTTCCTTCTCCAACCCATATTGTTGAAGTGTTATACTCGCCTATTGCATCTAATACTACTACTACAGCATCATTAAACTTACTTGTGTAATACCCTGCTGCTGCGTGAGAATAGTGGTGCTTAAATTTGTATATTGGCATCATATTGTCAAAATTATATTTAGGTTTCCAATCTCCTAAACCACCTTTTAAGAATAAGCGAGAAGCCTTTAACAATGGCTTTTCATAATAGGCTATTGCATCAGGTTTTCCATATTGTAAAGCATCATTTATTAATTCATCATTAACATACCAGTCATTTTTATTTTTACTATATCTTTCTGCATGTCCTGCAAAAAGTATTTCTCCGTCTTTAATTAAAGATACGGATGCATCATGAGATGTTTCATTAATACCCAATATATACATTATTGAGATTCTCTATATTTCTCAGTGATAAACTTTGCCCAATATGCGTGATCAGATCTTCCAAGATGTGCATTATCTCTGGCTAACTCTAAAGCGTCTTCTCCATGATGATCCTTTTTATATTGTTTTGTAAAATGAAAAAGGTCTTTTATATTAATTTTATAAAAAGTTTTAGAATCTTCAATTCCTGCATTCTTTATTTCTTTATTTTCATATGACCAACTAAAAGAAAACAACTGTATATTATTTGCATTACAGTATTGCTCTAACATATAATAATATTGTCCTGCTAAAAATGATATCAATCCGTTATCATTCTGCTCAGTTAATATTTTTACTATGCTCTTGGATGTTTTTGAATAACCATAAAACCTATTTAAATCTGGTACATTGAAAAAAATAACCTGCGGATTACCAAAATTTTTAAAATACTTAAAAGCATTTGATACTTGAGAAAATACAGAGTCGCCAGGATAAGCCATATTGAAATATCCAGATAGTTTTTCATTGTTACTTATGTTATTGTATACAATTTTAGGCCAAGTTTCTTCTATAAATAATCCAGAACCCCAAGTATAAGAACATCCTAAAAACAATACATGCTTTCCATCATGTTTATTTATAAAACTATTTGATCTATAACCATGGCTATTGAGTTCTTCTTGTAAAATTTCTGTATTTCTATCTGCAAAATAATTTGGCCAAAGCGTTTTATCTCCTGGAAAATCTGCAACTGGTTTATCTAGTTTTAAAATATCTTTTAATGGTCTTAAAAAAAATAGTGACCTTGTGTAAATACCAATTGAGTTTTCATAATGCTTGTCACACTTATAACTCTCGTCATGTGTTTTTTCTTGATCCCATGGGGCATGATGACATAAGCCATCTTTTACTATTCTAAATTTTCCCCTACTACCATCTGGAACTTTACGACTTTTTTTCATTATCCAATATTCTTTTATTATATAAAAATTCTAACAACATGCTCACATGGGTCTCCGCCATCTTCCCATTCTTGTATTTCTTCTTCACTCATATATTGAGTTCCACCATCATGAGTATGGCAGTACGGACCGCTTATCCATCCTCTTTCAATGCCGTTGGTTAACCAAATTCCAAATTCTTGTTCTTCTGGAGATAAATAATCTTCACTCATGTGGTTCATATATATATTGTATACCTAACCATTCAAAAAGTCAATTGGGCCAATACATGACGTGCTTAGATAACATGCAGCATCTAAAGCAAGAGCAAGCCTACGCTTTGGATCTTTATGGTTTTGGGTGGCATGTAAAGAACCCATAGCGTAGTCTGCCCCTGATCCTATGGCAATATAGTCTCTGTCATAGGAAATCAATGTAAGATCAACGGCATCATGTTCATATAATCTACCTTTAATGCCAATAAGTAAAGATACTTCTGAATCTTTTCCACCAATATCCCATTCTGTATAAAATGATTTTAATGCTTTTAAAAATTTAGTATGCATAAATTTATCAACATTTCCTTCTGGGGCAGGAGGATTAAAGTTATATTGAATTAATTGGCTGTCAAATGTTCCTGCGTAGCCAAAAATATATGGACCGTTTTTCCATATCTTTGGTCTGTCTATTGGGACTATATAATTACCTTCTGAAGCCCCTCGTTCACCAGCAAGATAAACCTTGCCTTCTTTCATTATACCCGCAATACAAGTCATGCCACTCCCTATATCTTCTATAAAAGTATACCAGAATTTTGGGGTATATCAAAGATAGATTATTTTATTTCTTGACCGCATTTACTACATTTTTTCACTTGTGCTGTAGCGGGGGCTGTTTTTTCTGCAGCACCTTTAAATTTAGGACGACCAAATCCTACAATAGAAACTTGTACGCCTTTGCTGTTTTTCTTATAAGCACGAAGTTGCTTACATACTTCGCCACCATTTCTTTGGCTTCCACCTTTTTTGTTAGTGGTATTTCCTTCAATGCACCATACAGTTCCATCTTCATTATCTTTAATAACAATACCAACATGTGAGATACGATCTACACCGTCTGCTGGGAAATCAAAATATGCAATGTCTCCTGGCTCTGGGTCACAAATCTGTGCATCATACCAGCGACCAGCCTTCTTAAATGCTGCTGCTCCTGATGGAGTATAGACAGTATTAGGAACTTTTACCCCCGCTTGATCAGCACACCAGTTAACAAAAGATCCACACCATGGCTGAAAGTTTGCTTTCATAAACTTGCCATACTTTGTTTCATTATCTTTTGGACCTTCAATAGTACCAATTTCACCCTTAGCAATCTCAATAAGTTTTGCTGCTGTTCCTAATTCTGCCATGATTAATCCTTATCCCATTCTTCATCTATATCTTGCTCATCAGGCATTTGTCCTTCTGGCTTGCCTTCTTGAACAGGTTCTTCTTGAACAACTTCTTCAGGCTCTGATGTTTGTATGGTTTCTGCAATAGCATCTGAACCACTCTTACCAATAAGTAATCCTGCTAATGTTCCTGTAATAAACGTAGCAACTGATCCAAGAACATTGAAAAACATTTTATCATTTTCAGATTGTCCACCAACTGGCTGGGTAACAAAAATAAGTGCATACAGAATTCCCATAGCAGTAAAGAATAGAATAGATCCAAGTATAATACCCAATGTAAACTTTAATCGTGCATCAAGTTCTGCTGGTGTATATTTTGTTTTAGCCATCTTATTTTAGTTTCCTTCCGAAATATCATCAACCATGTTGTTGATGTTGTCTACGTTTTCTGGCGCTGGTGCTTCATTAGACTCTTCAATTATATCAGAGTTTGTTTCCTCTGGGGCTTCCTCTGTTACTTCTACCTTACCCTCATTTGGATCATAGCCAATCAGGTCTTTTGTACAGGTTCCTGTGGCCTCACATAGTGGTGGGTTGCACTCTTTGGCTTCCCAGTTTACTGGATCTTGGCAGGGATAACGATAGTGGCCGTCGTAGCCACAACCAGTTAACATTAATCCAAGTAGGGAAACTAATACTAGTCTTATCATATTGCTCATTATACCAGTTATTAATCTTCTTTTCTAAGCGGGATGGTAGCAAGCCAAATAACAGTGGCAACCAAAGTAGCCACTCCAACTACCTGCTGAGCAGTGCCTGTAAGGGTTAGCCATGCTATAAAAAATCCAAGCAGGGTAAATATTTGAGCAATGCTTTCCTTTACTACTTCCCATGCATAGTTTAGTATGCCTTTAAGTATCTTCATTATTTCCTCCTTGTCATTGATGCTGAAACTATATTTCCTGCAATAATTGCAGAAACTACTATTTCTTGCACCTTTTCTCTTTGGTCATCCGTCATATCTTTACCCCATTCTGATGGACTAAGAACTTTTTCAAAATCTATATCTGTTAATGCACCTATTGGATTTGATAAAAATTCATCTGCTTGTGCTTCAGTGATAGCGTCTGCAATTGTATAAGGCATTGGAGCATCTTTATTTTCTGCTGCCTTCTCTGCAAATGATTCTAATGCTTCTGCTATAACTGGATCTTCTTTTGCTAACTCTGCCACTAATGCTATCTCTTCTGTCTTAATACCCAGCGTTCCAGCAACAGCCTCTTTTTGCTCATCTGTTAATTTTGTTAATGTATCTTTGCTTGTTAAATCAGATAACTTTCTAAGTAAATCACTTGTGGTATCATTGTTTGTCGTATTGTTTTCGGAAGGAGATGGTTCTGGTAATGTCTCAGGTTTTGTGGTTTCTGTTTGGTCTTGGGATGGGCTTGGCTCTGGATTGGGTTCTGGTGAAGGTGATGCTTCGTCCTTTGAAGGAGAGGGTTCGGGCGTTGGAGTTGTCTCAGGTGTTGGATCAATATCAGGTGAAGAAGTAGGTTCTGGAGTTGGCTCTTGAGATGGAGTAGGTTCATCTATTGTAGGTGTAGGAGAAGGTTCGGACTCTGGTGCTTCTGTAAGATCTGGAGATGGCGTAGGTTCTGGAGTAGGATTAGAGGCTTGTTGATTCGCTAAAGCCTGTGCTATTGCAGCAGCAATCCTTTGCTTGTTTTCAAAATCTAATTGATTGTTGTATTCTGTTTGAGCATTAATAATTGCAATTTGCATTTCTGATATAGCAATTTCATAATTACCTTGTGCAATTGTGAGGTTTTGTGTTTCTGTTGTGAGGTTTTCAGATGCAAGTGTGAGGTTTTCTTGTGAGGTTTGTAAGGTTTGATTATACTGAATCAATTTATTATTTTCAATATTATATGCTTCAAGTGCCTGATTATATTCTTGTTGTGCTATATTTTGAGCCTCTATTGCTGCTGGTAGGCTAGGGTCTTCAAGCGGTATAGACATTGAAAAAACAGTACTTGGTATAGCAGTAAAACCATTGCCTATATCCCATTGTAATTGTCCATTGGCTCCCCCGCCATTTTCATACCACCATACCTCTATGGGAAGCCATCCATTAGATTCCATATAATAACCAGTTGATCCAGCACAGCCACCACCACGATCAAACCAGTCATTTCTAACTATATTGCCGTTAATAATTAATATCATTCCATCATCTCCACAAGTTCTAAATTGTGGAGTCCAATGCTGAGTAGACTTTATATAGCCAGACCACCTAATCTGATAATCATCATATAGCCCAGCAGGACCGCCAGATCCAAAGTTAAAGTTAATGTTTGACCATGGACCCATTGATATAGGCTCTGTTCCGCAGCCTAGAGGTGGCATATTGTTATATGTATTATAAGGATCCCAACAGTTGTATAAGAAGGCACTAAGGCTATTTGTGGCTGGCTGTCCGTTAGACTGGGCTATGGCTAAGTTTATATTGGCTACATCCAAAGCATTTTGTTTATTTTGTAAAGTAGCATACGCAGAATCTCTTATTGGCTGCTGTGTATCTACGGCTAATTGTGCTTCTTGTTTAACTAATATTGCGCTATCATACGTATCTACAGCGTCATTATAAATACCTTGCGATATCTGAAATACATTTTTTGCCTCTACAGCAGTTGTATATTTTGTTTTTGCTATGTCAATTAATTCTAATGTTTTTGTTTTATCTATTAGATTATTTACATCTTCTTCAAGTTTGTTTATTTCTTGTTGTGCTATTACTAAAGGATCATTTGAATTAGCGTTTTCTGGAACAATTAAGGTCCAGCCAAGGGCTAGAAAAAATGCTATTAATATTCTAAATGTTTTTCTAATTTTCCTTTCACCTCATAATAAGAATAAAACTATTATACCATTTTATTAAAAAGAAAAAGGCGTAGAAATTAATCTACGCCTTCTCTTTAAGTTTAGATTACTTAATCAAAGCAACCTTTGCAGAAGGATTCTTCTTATTCCACTTTACAGCAAGTGAATTAAATGCCTTCTTAATAGCAGCCATCGCAGCAGCATTATCTGCATTTACCTTCGCAAGTGTAGCAGCATGTGCAGCAGTTGCATCAGCAAGTGCCTTGTCAGCAGCAGCCTTAGCAGTTACAGCCTCAGCCTTCAACTTAGCAACTTCTGCATTAGCAGTTACCAAATCAGCAGCAGCCTTTAGAGCAGCAGCATCCGCAGCAGCCTTAGCATCTGCTAGAGCCTTTGCAGAAGCAGCCTTCTCAGCAGCAAGTGCATCCTGTGCAGCCTTTAGTTCTGCAGCAAGATCACGAGTTACGATCTCAACAGCAGGTGTCAAAGATAGCGCTGGTAGACCAACTACAGCAGTTGCTCCATCAGCAGCATTATTTAGTGAAAACTCAACAAGAGCACGTCCAGTTGTTGGAAGTGTCAAGTTAAACTTTGCAACACCAAAGTCAGCAAGTGTTGATCCAGTTGTTGCAGTACCAGGAGCAGCAAGTGTTCCTTGTGCAGCAAATACACGACCAGCAATTACCTTGCCAGCAACCTTGTTACCGAACACATCAGTTGCTGTTACAAGAATATCCTGAACAGTTCCTGCTGGTGCAGAAGAAGGTGCTGATGCTGCTAGGGTATGAATACCACCAGCAGTTCCTTGTACATAATATGTAAAGGTTGTTCCTTGGTTTGATACTACAACAGTACCAACAGCAGTCGTTTTAGTATATACATAGAACGTTGCGTTGATTCCTGTGCCAGTTGCAATTGTAAGGCTTGAAGAGCCAGACGATGCAGTTACTGGTGCAGCAGCATCATGTAGTGCGGTTACGATTGTTGCGTTTGTTGCAGTTACAGAAACAGAAGTTCCTGTGTCTACTGTAGCGACAAACTTAAGAGCCTCTAGTGCCCCAATAGTGTTGTCTGCTGGTACTGGCAATGCCACTGCTGCAGCAGCAGAAGTTGCAGATGACTTATCTGCACCATTCAGCGTTACGGCTAGTGTCATGGCAGCAGCACTTGCAGGTGCTACAGAAATTGTGCCCAGTGTCATGGCTGCAACCATGGCGAGAGCGATTTTCTTAAATGACTTCATTTAATTTATTCTCCTTGTTTTGTTTTTATAACCTTTTGGTTATATCTATATTTTACTATAGTAAATTGAGCCTGTCAAGATATGACTTGATATCATCAGGCATTTCTTTACGGTTATATTCTATCACATTGTCACCTTTGCTGTCAACAAAGATTTCTGTATTTTTTCTTGGAGATGACCATGTATGGACATCTACCTCTGTCATATTGTCTTTAGGGGTATGGCTTATTGCTCCAAATACCGCTCCACAAACAGCATCTGCCAAGTCTTTAGATTTTTTACGTGGGTGGTCAACCCGCTTTCCGTTGTCTGTTATTTTTAACTCTGACATTTCTTCTAGTAATAATGGGATGCTAGGCATAGCAACTCTTTCTTCGTATACAAGCATAGCAAGGTCTTCATAATGTTTTTTTGCAACAGAAACGGTATCTGTTTTAATTCCTACCGTTTTTAACTCTTGCTGAATATCAAATGACTGCCAACGGTCAAAGGTAACCATACCAAGATTAAACCCAAGTCTACGTAGATTAATTATCCAGTTTTTTACATCTGACAGATCTACTGGACCTTCTATCTTTGGCTCCCACCATGCTACTGCATCTACTACAACGATAGGGGCTACTTGCTGATAGTCCTTAACAATTTGAACATTAACCCATTTTTCAACATGTGCTATTGCAACTGCACACTTGTCATGTCTTTGTGCAAGATCTGCATGTACAAAATAAATTTTTTCTGGATCAGGGGCAAATGCATCTAGCCTTTTTGTAGAGTCAATTGGATTTCTTAATGTCATACACTTTTCTAATTTTTCACGTTGTTTAAAGAATGCATCTGAAGAATATGTTGGTGTACAAAGAAAACGCATCATTGCATCTCCTGGATCTGTTAAAAATGCAATCTTAAAATCATCAATCTTACGAGTAGGATTAACTTCCCATGTAGGTCTTTTTAATGCAAACATCCTTGGATATTTGTATGACTTTATATGATCTTCTTCCCACGTAATCTCAAACTCATTGTCTGGACCTTCTGGCAACTCTTCATTAATAATAAACTTATGTCTACGTTCTACTACATCTTTTTCCATAATTACTTCTTCATACCGCTTTGAAATAAAGTCGCCATTATAACGAGGGAATGAGAGAAGAACTACCTTGCCAAGATCTGGGAAACGAGAATCTACAGTACCACGAAATGCTTTATATATATTGTCAGCAGTCTTACCCTGATCATTTCCTGTTCCTACTTCTGTAGCAAAACCAGAGATTTCATCAAGCACAGCCATAAACAAGTTAAGACCCTCATGAGATTCACGCTCAGAGTGTCCTGAATAAACTGTAATAGATTTATTAAAACCAATAGAGTTTACTTTCGGATCATACTTTCCAGCAAACCATGGAGACTTCTCAATCTTTGTTTTAAAACCTTTAAAGAAAACATTCTTAGCCTGCTCAGCGTTAATAGCAACGTTAATAATATCTATTGCATCTCCACTTGGCTTTCCGAAATATCTGGCAGGGTCTTTAAGACATAGTAACTTATAAACAACGTAAGCACAAGCCACAGTAGAAACAAAGTCTTTACCACTACCCTTACCCAATTGAAGAATGATTTCGTTTTTTGTATATTTTGCATAGTGCCTTGCCCCCTCTTCTGTTCCTAATAAATGTTGTAAATCTTCTTTACGATAAATTTGGCTCATGGCCTCAACAACATCATATTGAATATCTGAAAGTGGTGGCTGTCCTAAATAATCTGGAGATTCAACAAATGTTTTTACATCTACTGGATTTTCTTCAAAATGATTATCTTTAAGTGCTTCTAAAAAATCATTGAACATCGTGGACAATTGTAATCACTTCGCCTTCTTTTGCAATTGCAGACAACTTTTGCATAATAAGATCACGAACTTCTGGATGCGTAGAAGCAATATCACGAAGGATGCCAACCAATACTTCCTGTCTGCGCTCTATCTCTAACATTTCTTCTGCTAATTCTTTATTTTCTAATAGTCCAGCCTTTTGCAACATATCAATTCTTCGTGCTTCAATATCCATTACAAGTTTAATTGCTGCAGTTTTTGCATTAAGATTTGCCGTAGTGGTTGCATCATCAATAACTTCATAAGCCTGCTTAATCAATTTTGTATAATGTGCATCTGCACTAACCAAAGCATCTTTGGCACGAGCACGAATGGCATCATTTGCAGAAGCCATAGCCTTCCACTCATTAAGGTGTGCTACTACACGAGTACGTGGTAAAGATAATGTTTTAGAAATTTTCGTAGGGTCATTACCTTTTAGGTACTCTTCAACAACCCTATTAACCTCATCAAGATGTTGTACTAATTCAATTTCAGTATTACTCATAGGTACCTTCTAGTCTTTTAATTTCATCTTGAATATAGAAAATAGCCTTTTTTAAATCTTCTATTTGGGTATTTTCATTTTTAATTCCAGCCCTCCACAAATACTTAAAGGCATTTCCAATATTAAAATTACGATGACGTGTTATTTGAATGCACTCTACTCCAGATGGATCTGTTGTGTAGTGAATAGGGTGATTTACCTGATCTACTGTAATATTAAACTTTTCGCTCATCGCCTTGATTTCCTTAATCCAAATTTAGCAAGGTAGACATATACTGTTTCCACGCTACATCCACACTCCTTTGCAATTTCTTCTGGGGTACGCTTATCCATTGTATATCTTTTACGTAGCCAGGTTTCATTTGTATATAGTTTAGCAGCCATGTTATTATTTGTCAACCTTTACTATTGGACTTACTTTATCCCAATGCCCTTTTGGACTACCCTGATAAACTTGTCCAGTTTCACGATCTATCAGTAACCATTTGGTTGGACTTAATGTTCTAACTGTTAAGACTACATCTTCTGGCTCTTCTTTAAAAATAAAACTATTACGATCTGACATTTTAGATTGCCTTCTCCCAATTATTAATGGCCCAATGACCTATTCCACAAGCATCTGCAACATCGTTATCATCTATTTTTTTATCATAGTTAATCTCAATAAACTTTATTGTTCTTTGTTTGCGGATATTGCGCTCATAGGTTTTATACCATGAAACTGATTTACCAGGATTATTTTTTCGTATAAGCAGTTGTTCTTCTTTTGTTATCTTTTTATTTCCAATATAGTTTTGCCAAGTCATAGGTGATACTTTGCCTATTTGACGAATACCATTGATATGGGCTGCACCCAAGATAGCACCCTGAACCAATGCAAGATCTGCAGCAGTTTTAGGACTATTCATAAATACTGTATGCTCAATAACTATCGCTTCAATTAAGTTATTTTGTTCAAGAAATGCTTTTGTTTTTCTACAAGCATCCCCTACTTTTTCATAAATATCATTGCCTTCAAAATTAATTTTTCCATATGACTGTAATGTTTTATAAGAATAAAATGCAAAAGCAAGGCTGTTAGTACTAGCATCAATAGCAAAAATTTTATTAGGAATGCTGTTCATAATCTATAACTCCTAGTTTTTTAAGATCTCTTAAAGCCTTGCTAACCATTGTTGGGTCAATATTGCAGAAACTGCATAGGGGGCCATCATGATAAATTGACAATGTTTCTTTACAGTTTTTACATTTCCTTACTCTATTTTTACGTTTTTTATTACGTAAAATTTTTTGTCTTTCTACAATTTTTTCTTTTGTTGCAGAATCACGACATTCAGGAGAGCAGTATATCTGATAAGAAACACTGGGCTTAAATTTATTATCACACCAACTACACGGTTTCACTCAATTCCTCCAGAGATGCTATCTTAATCTCTCCAACATCTGCTGCGTTGCATGCTTCTTTTACTGGGCATTCTTTGCATACTTTAGAATTGGATCTATAATTCTTTTTAGGAATAGTTTTATCTTCCCATGCTTTTCTTACTTCACGCAACCATCCAAAAACATAATCAATCCACTCAATATAGGTTTTATTTACTTCAACTGGAAATACCAATAGTTCATGAGTATTTTTATTTTCATAGATTAGTACACCCTTTGCTTTACCTAAAATTTTCATATAGATTAGTAATTGCATTAGGTGTCCCTTTTTGCCAGAGCCTTTTGTCTTGAAATATTCAAATGGCTCATGTGGCATTGTTTTTATTTCTGCAACTATTTCTTCTCCAGCCCAATCAATAATTCCATCCCCATAGCCGAAAATTGGAGGATCTGAATGTGTGATTTTAAATTCTGTTGTATCTTGACCTTCATCATCTTTATAAATTCTTGCTACACCAGAATCCATCATAGCCTTTTGAATACGACCATGGGACAGAGTACCAGATGTCATATTTGCAACACTATATGGTGTAGCACTATCAGTAAAAATGTTGCCTTCAAAAGCAAGATACCAATATCTTGGGCATTCACCATGACCATATACTAATGTTGATGGGGCGAATGTTTTCTTCTTGGTATGCTTTGGTATACGATTTACTGTATATCCACTTTCAATTTTCTTGATTAGTTCTTCTGTATCCAACATTTTCTTTTTTTCAACAGGCTTTTGCATTACACTCTTTAACAAGTTTTTTGTCATTTTTGCTCTTTTCTTTTAATTAATTATACCATTACCTAGTTATGTACTTAAGAGCAGAGACAAGATTATTGATTGATTCTGCTGCTGTGTAATAAATGTTTTTCTTTCCCCTGTCACTTTTGTCTACATTGGCCATCCAGGTAGCCCTAAATGCCATTTTGGCTGCAATAGCCTGTAGCCTTACTATTTCTACTGTGGCTACATTCATTGGAATATCTGGCTTAACTATTAGTTTAGCAATAAATGTAAGAGCAGTTGTTAGTTCTTCATCCTGCATAAACTCTGCTATTTCTGACAATCCATTAACCATATCAATTGTTGTTTGATTATTTTGCATCTCCATTATTAGCCTCCCATGTTAGTTGATCAAGTAAATCAAATTCTATAATGGCAAGCCTAGTTTTTTTGTTACCCTCACCCAATATAACAACAATTGCTGGCGACTTGTCCTTACCAGCCTTAATTGAGTCAGTTACAGCCTTAGCCCATACATCCTGATTAATAGTAAAAGATTTTGATGACTCCTTAAAGTCAACAACAAAGTTTCTCCAAGTAGCATCTCCCTTCTGAGTATTTCTACCAGAATTTTTGTGCTGCTTAGCACCTATTCTTTTACTTTCATTTTTCTCACTCATATCTTTTAACCTTTTTATATCCAACTTTAAATAACTGAACTTCTGATAAATGTTTTTTAGAACACATCCATGAAGATAATCCAGTTTCCATATAGACTCTCATTGTCTTTACTTCTTCTTTACAAGTCTTACAAGGAAACTTGCCCTGAAAAATTGTATACTTACCCACTAGTTTTTGACCTAATCATATCCTGTAAATCAAGATCTTCTCTTACCCTATTGACAAATCCATCCCTACCCTGAACTTTTGTACCATCAGGTAGTAGATACCAAGCACCTGTGCGTTCAACGATGCCCATCAACTCAGCAGTGTCAACAAGATCAGCGACCCCATCAATGCCCAGAGTATCGCCTCTAAAATAGAAATCATATTCACCAGACTGAAAAGCAGGACTGGTTTTGCTAAACTGCAATTCCCATCTAACCTTTCTACCAATCTTTTCTTCAATAGCCTTGTCACCAACATATACTTTTCCTTTCAATGCTTGATTATCTGATTCTGATGAAAATAGTTTAATAACTGTAGATGAGTAAAATTTAGTAGCCTGACCACCAGTAGGTTGTTGGCTTGTATACATGGCATTGATATTATTTCTAGATTGAGAAATAAGAATCAATAACGTTGGTTTTACTTTATTGTTTGCATAATTAAGCATCTTCCACGCATTACTAAAGTCACGAGATTCTGCACCAATTTGTTTTGTATTTTCTAGTTGCTTTAATTCTGTAGAATCCTTTTCAAAATAAATTGCAGGAAGTAATGATGTTATTGAATCTACAACAATAAGATCAACGCCAGCCTCAATCAAATTTACACCTACATCAACCATTTCATTAATAGTTCTTGCTTGGGAAACAATCAACTTTGAAGTATCTACGCCAAGTTTTTCTGCCCAATCTTTGTCATATGACATTTCTGCATCTATCCAAGCACA